AAGATATATTTATCCACTTGACATTTAAAAATTTTGAACTTATGTGAAAATTTGTAAAATATGTGAAATTGTGTATTTATGAAAACTTAACTTGACATTAATAGAAATTAATGATCTAAAGATTTCTTTATTCAGATTAAGAAATCTTAATAAGTATAAAGATTTCTTAAGGTTATAAAGATACTTTAATGTCGTTAAGATTTCTTAAGGTGCGTAAAGCCGTCTTTATGACCTTTCCTTTTCCGGGAAAAATGTTTTTCCTGGCGGGGTGAAAAATTTTTCGGTTTGAAAAAAGACACCCCACCCCAAAATAGCCCCGACCGAAAACTAGTACACCCCGTAAAATCCGACCGGTCGGCGGGTTGAAAACTGCAAAAAGAAAAATCAGGGTTACCCCTGATTCTTGAGCATATCAGCAATACCGGACATTCCATATTTTTTCAGAATTTCTGTAGCAGACAGGTTCTTATTTTCCTCATAGAATTTCTGAAATTCCGGGTTGTTTTTAATTGCTTCAATCTGTTCTTTAGACATTGGCTGCCTTTGCATCGCCTTCTGTTTCATCTGTTCGTACAGTGTCATTTCCTACCCTTTCCAGCTTTTCTAGCCTTTTCACAAGATCAGTATATTCATTTTTCGTGATATAAACAGTCTCAATTACATCCGGTTCAACCTTTTCAATCAGCTGATAGGTTTTAACTGTTGCAAAACCTGCACCGTCTGTACTCTTAATATATACCAGGTTTTCGTTTTTATCAAACAGGCTTGCCGAGCTGTTGGGCATCATCTGATATGCGTTAGCTCCTGCAAGTCCGTTGACCCAGATAATATCAGACTTCACAGGGTTTGCCTGCTGCGGCTGATATTGGGGCTGTCCGTACATAAAAGGATTAAAATTATACATCATAGTTTACCATATTTTCAAGAAAAGCGAGGACAGTTCATCGAGAATCCTCATATCTACAGTTTTATAATCACGGCTGTAAGTCATATCTGCGTGCCAGTTCAGCTGAATGCTGTTGTTACCGTGTCTGTAGGATTGATTCTGATGTTCGTTGTTGCTTTCCTGTGTTGTTTTGCTGTCATTCTTTCTGCTCGACTTGTTTGCAGAAGTTAGATATTTATCATCACGGAAATTATCTAAGGAACCCTGCGGCATATCGCTGTCCGCAGATTCACTGCTGCCGGTTCCGGATGTAGTGTAAGCACCCTTTGCACCGCCTGTTCCGGATTCCTTAATGTCATAGTAGAAGTTGTCGAAAGGGAGTTCATTTTCTTCTCTTTCATAGAGAACGATATATTTTGGCATGATTTCATTCAGCTTTTCCTCAAGATACCATTTCCATTCAGAGAAAGTGTCATATGCAATTTCACGCCGGAAATATTTCTTAATGAAAAGCTTTTCCACCCGGTCTTTCTGTTCTTCATTGTAAACCGGGTAGCTAAAATCAAATATATGTTCCTGTGCAGCTTTGATTTTATTATCGTTATTCCATGCACCGGTCATTCTGTCCGAGCCTGTCCAGTATTCAGACATATTAGCAATTGTTGTAGTATATTTACTCATCTTCTTTGCCTGCCTGACTTTCACTTACTTTTTCGGATTCTTTATCCCGGATTGCGGTTTCATCGTCTTCTTCAAGCTGTTCCTGTCTGTAGTCTACCGTGATATTGGTTCCAAACATTTTATTTACTTTTTTAATTGCTTCCTGCCGCATTTGCAGCGGACTGTATCTGCTCATGACCGTTGCAGCATTGTTGGCATTCACTTCACTGCTGATTAGTCTTTCCTTTTTCGGGCTGTTCCCGTTTTCAACACCGATACGGGTAAGAAACTCATTAAAGATTCTGCCTTTCGCATCCTGCAAAGCCCCTACCAGATAGGGAGCATCTGTCTTGAGAACCTTAACGCTTGAGCGGTCAACACCCTTATCAGCAAAGATTACCGGTTCGTTTCCCTGATACTGCTGATACATATTCTTCATGGTAATGACTTCGTTTTCTGCGCAGTTGATCAAAACAGGTGTTTTGATAGCATTCAAATTGACAGTTGTTACCATATCAATATGGGCAAGCTTTTCAGAATACAGCATGATATCGTCCATTTCACCGCCATGGAGCATGTCATTGTAGATCATGACAGAGTTATTCATATCTAATCCTTCAAAATGCACACCGTGACCGGAAATAGCACCGTCACTCATCATTTCACCGTATACATTGAGCCTGCCGGACGGTTTGGGCTTCAATGCCAGCAAACCGAGAACATCATCTTTAAAGATGATAGCAACACCGTTCTCTACAAGCTGTTCTTCAAGATACCGGACATTCAGTGATTCCGGTACATTTTTATATTCAAATCTTGCTAATACAATGTTAAGAAGATTTCTTTTGTAATAATCTCTTAAACGGGAGTAATCCATAATAGACTTCAAACCGTTTTTAGCACGTTTATTTGTTCTTGCCATTAGATCACCTCATTAATATTATAGCATGAATAAATAAAAAGGGTAATTAATCATAAATTACCCATTTATACCCGTTATCATGATCAGCAGTTGCAGGAATGTAACTGCCGTACCCGTATTCATTCCAGTTGACACTAGATACAGTAGATTTTATCCAGGAAATATAGCTGCTTGATTTTACAATATCAGCGTCATGATTTAGACCACGTTCTGCGTGGTCGTACCAGTCAATAACGCACTGTTCCGCACTTTCGGTAGAATTGATATAGTCATTGCCGGTCATATACTTGCCATATCCCGCAGGAACCCATTGTGTCATATTGACAGTTCCGTCATGGATAAAGTCACATTCAAAATCCCCGTATGCCTGATAGTCTGTTTTCCAGATACCCGCCGACTGCATGGAGGGGATAATTTTAGTAGCGGGTGTCCACATGATCAGACCGAATCCTGTATTTTGATTATCCAATTCACCAATACCCCATTGCGCAGGATTGATATAGCTTTCACGGATAACATTTGCAATCAGCCCGATTACAGCATTTTCCGTCCACCCCTTTTTCATGAAGTAAGAGTACATGCACAGGATATTGTTATTCATTTCTGTACCCTGCCATTGATAGGCACCGCCGCTGGCATCCGTTTCTTTCACAAACCATTTCAGCGTTTTAGTAGTTGTAATCGTTCCGGAATAGGTTTGCCATGCAAGACCGCCGTTCTGTTTAATGGATACTTCATTTACATAATAGACTTTATCCGGGGACACGCTTTCCGCATAGCCGCCTACACCGTTTTTATTCACAAAGTAGCTTGCTTCTGTAAAGGTTTGGTCAATATGAACATGATTACCGGTTGCCATACCGGACATACCGGTATAGTAGCAGATTTCCCCCTGCTTGTAGGTTTTTCCTATCGCTGTTCCTGACAAATGGCTATTCGTATGCGTAAAGGAAAACCATACTTTCTTTACACCGGACGGTGTGATCACTGAATTTGTTGAACGGAAAAATACGGTATTTCCCAGATCATAAGAATTGTAATAATTCACCAATTCACAATCGCATGGAGCATATACCGGAACCACAGAACCGCTGCCTGCTGTTTCATCAAACTGATAAGCAGGATGATCACTTGCACCCCAGATTCGAGAGATCAGCATGGTTTTGACAGGGTAAAGCATTACCTGATAATTACTGCTTGCAGCGGAACCGGCTGAACCTGATATTGTGTTCCCGCCGGTTGACTGCATTTTTGCTTTGATTGCGTTTTCAAATTCGCCTGACTGTATCTTACCTATCAGGTAAGCACCCGGACAGGCGGTAGAAGAAAACATCTTGTGATAGGTGATGGTTCCGTTTGCTGTTCCGTCATAATGAGGTGTTATGTTATAGCGGTTGCAAATATCAGCACATAAAGTAACAAGAGCAGAGTAAGTTCCGTCTGATACAGGGTAATTCCCGCTTGCCTGCGAATTGCTTGTTTCTATGGTAATTGCCACTAGATCATTAGCTTTGTTTGCACTAGTCCACGGGGCATAATTTTCAGGAACGCTGCCTGCAATTTTGGCATCGTTTCCTACAATATAGTTGCAGCTTGCATCATCTGTCCTGCTGTACATATAATCAGCACCGTTTTTGGCGTTGGTTACATTCCCCCAGTGATGAATGGTTATTTTTGTCACATTGCTGCCCCGATATCCCCAGGTCTTGTCTACCACGGGTTTTGTATAGGAACATAAAGAGCTGTAGATATATGCCATTAGTCTTTCATTTCTAATACAGGCGTATTATCAAGATCATAATCCCCGGCATTCGGCTGATCAGCCCAGTATGTAATACCGGAATCATGGATACGGTTGATAACGGCTTTGTCCGATTCAGGAATGGTACCTGTAACGTGACAGTCTACTGTTTTAATGTAGGTAAAGCTTCTGCGGTTTTTTCGTTTTTCAAAAACTGTGGGGAGATCAATAATCGTGTTGTATGTGTAGCCGTACCGTGTGAAGAAATCATCAATCTGTTTTGCACGTGCTGTAGTGATTGTTCGGTCACGATAGGTAAATGTATTAAAAGGTACAGCATTATCCGGGGTGTTCACCATATTGAAAATAGTTGTACCTGCACCGGACAGGACACTCATAGGCAAAATTGATTTATCTTTGATACCTGCATTAATCGCATTGACTGCTTTATCATATTCTTTCTGTGCATTTTCCGTGGTTTTGGCGTAATTCTGTTCACTTGAAATCAGCGTACCGAGATTTTCTACAATCGAATTGCCGATACCGCCAACATTGCCTTCTACCATATTTGTTAATGACCCGCTAAGCATATTGACAAGCGAACCGCCGGAACCCCAGAATCTATCTACACTTGCCCATTTGTTGGTAAATTCGAGATCAGCGGATGCAGCGTTCATGCTTGCCGCACGGGAATATTGTGTACGGGCAAGATAGGATTTATACGAATCAACAATCAAAGCAGGTACCGGGAAATCTGAAATTTCCGCTGCCATAGCCATATTGATACGTTCACCGTTGTAGTTTTTAGGAGCAGCTAAACCTTTTACACCGTTTACAATGGAGCAGTATTCATTGAAAGAATAGGGAGCAGGATCACCGGTAGAGGGATACCGGAACCACTCATAGCGGAAAAGGTTTGTGCTTGCACTTGCACCGCCGGTAACCGTTAAGCCTACATAAGGATAGGTAAATAACTTTTTATTCCGGGGTACAAAAGTATCGTAGCCGTTGGTACTGCTTTCCCCCTGCTGAAAGATTGTAGTCAAATCCGTGTAGATTGTAGTAACGACCGGACTCTTTCTGCCTGTAGTATAATAGAAAACGCCTTTGCCATCATTCAGCGGGTTGAAAGAGTTCTGCTCATAGAAAGCGGTTGACCCCTGTTCGTGCAGGAATGCCGAGGGAGCCATAAATGCGGAAACTACGCCGTCTTCGATACCGCCTGCACTGACATTACTCATGAAAGCCGGTAAAGAAAGTCTTGAAGAACTTTTATTCCCTTTCGTTTTCTGCGGAAAGCACCAGTGAACACACCCGGTTTCAATTCCGTTGACTTGAGAATAATTTGTGAGATACTGACGTGATACAGCCTGATAGCTAGAGGTAGATTCATATTCATAAGAGGAATCCTGATTGGAGTCACCTTTTGCTTCATCTACTTTCTTCCCCTGATTGGCATATTCTACAGTCTGCCCGCCCTCAGCAAGCTGCCAGTCGGAAAGCATGTAGGTTTCATAGTCTTTATCACCGTATTTTTTGATATAATAATTCTTACAGTCCGCATACCATACATTGTAATTGGTGTAAACGCTTGTGTCCGGTTTAAACCAGTATGAATAGTAGGTGAGTACACCGCCTTTAATGGTTGTACTAGACATATGCCCGGTAAGATAGCCTTCCCCCTGCTGTTCAGCCGTTTCATAGTCTGCTTTGGCATATTTGCGTCCGTCCGAACCATACTTGATATAGTAGAATGCTTTCATCTTCATGATATTCCACCATTCGTCAAACGGTACAATCTTGCCGTCTTTAAACGGTTCCACAAAGGTGTAGGTTTCCTGATATCCTGTAGCCCCTGCCCCCTCATCCGGGGTAACCGAGGTACCGGTTGCTAAATCAGCGTATACAATCGTATCATCGCCAGTATCGCTAGAAGAATCGCTTGCAATATCATCGGTAGAACCTGTACTTTCTTTTTCCGCATCATCAGAGGGGCTAGATGAACCTGTTCCGCTTGCATAGCTTATTTTTTCTACACCGTCTGCGGTCACAAGACACTGCACAACCGGAACAAGGTCTTGCCATTCTTCATTATAATGAGTCTTTCGTGTCACATAATCCCCTGTTGACAGACCCTCATCATAGAGGTTATCCCCGATTTGATCAGTAACACTGTGCATCCGGTCAACCAGGCACGGCTGAAACTGAAAACGGAAATACCAGGTCTGAATGTAGTCAACCTGAAAGGTCACGATAGAGACTGCTTCATTCAGGTATTCAACCCCGGTAATAAAAGCATAGTACCATTTCGGATTTCCGTTATTATCCATATAAACCTGATTTCCGTATCGGTCAAAACCGGAATTTTGAATGCCGATATAGTTGCACCGTTCAGCCATATGTTTTGGAACTTCAATCCGCAGCCTGTTATCAGAGATTCTTGTATATTGCTGATTGTTTAACTGAAAGTAAATATGCTCGTGGAAAAAAGTTTCCTGTTCTTCATAGTTTTCAAACTGATATGTGTGATTGTATGCACTGTCACAGATGATATTCTGCATGAACAAAATATTGCTTGACGGGTTCACATACATAAGCATCATTCCTTTCTAAAGAAAAATACCGGACAGTTACAATCTATCCGGTATCATTATAACACATTGCAGCACGCAATTTCCGTGTTATTTTATATTGGGAGCCTTTTTTAAACACCTTTTAGGTAAATCTAAGATAGTTAAAGCTATTACTTACACATTTTAGTTATGCACTGCTAAGTCATCATCACACCGCCTTTCTATACTTTCATTATATTGATACAGCAAAGAAAAGTAAAGAACAAAATAAAAACCGCTTGTGATAAGCGGTTTAATAACTATGCTGCTGAACGAGAAAATGCAATAATATTTCTAAACGGGTTGCAGGCAATTACACGCCAGACATGATAGAAAAAGTTTTCCGTCAAAGTATCCGGGTTGTAATTGCTTGCCATTTCATCCACAGCTACATAATCCACAAAAAATTCTTCATCCACAAGTACTGCATCAACATATACTGATGGAGTCATCATAGTTGTGAGGTTTTTGTTGTCGCCGGTTGAAGAACCGCCAGTAGTATCTGTCCAAAGATTGGATGCAGCATTTGACAGCATAGCTGTAAGCCGGGTGTGATTTGCCTTAAGATATGTAGAAGTACTTAAATCATAGATAGGGTTGAAATTATCAACCATGATTCTATGACCCATCCATTCTACTTTATCCATATTGAAAGCATTTGCCAGTACATCATGATTCAGCTTGGCATCAAAATCGGCTGTAGTAATCAGATATTGTCTTTCTTTCGGACAGTCTGTTTCTACACCTGCCATAGTAAAATCGGATGAAAGGAAAGTAAATTTATTCGAGTAAGACTGAATCGTTTTTGAAATTTCGAGCGGTTCTGCATCTCTAGCAAATTTAACCGTTTTAACCCTGCCATTAATAATCTGATTATAAATCAGATATTTCAAAAGCAGGAAATGATCACGTCTAGCAGAATCCATCGGTTTGCCCATCAGGTCATTGACAAGAGCAGCCAGACCGGTTTCCGAACTGAAAGCACGTCTGAGACGGTCACGGGAAACAGAGTGACGGTATTTCAGTCGGAAATCAAGCGGATGATACGCAGCTTTAGCTTCAACATATTTCTGTTTGAACTGCTCATCGACATTTTCACCATCATAGCCTTCTGCGTCAATCAGACCTGTCCAAATCGTTTCCACGGTCTGTCCATAGTCCAGGGTTCCTTTATTAAAAACATTAAAGGGGTCTTGTGTATTGGTTCTTGAGATAACGGATTTACCAATTTTGTTGATAACGCCGTTCAGAATTTCATTCTGAGATACAGGCAATGCCGACTGAATACCGTCCATTGCTGAAAGATCATAGCCAGCAACGGAAATGAGGTCAGTATTGCTTGCTTCAACTGTGCTAGACGCCACTTCTTCTTACCTTCTTTCTATTTTTTGAAAAGGTCATCAACGGTAAGTTTGGCAAGGCGTTCTTTTTGCAGTCTTTCCGCTTTTTCTTCTTCTGTTTCAAACTTTTGATTTGTATCATTGCAGTTGCCGCCGGAATAAAACTGTTCTTTGAAACGCTTGTGCCACTTTTCCTCAGACTGTTCATACTTTTCTTTCCAGTCTGCTGTGTCCTTTTCGTGTGCTTTTAAATCATTTCTCGTGTTGGTAAGGTCATTGTACATTTTAATGGAGTCGTCCGACTGTTCGAGCGAATCCACGTACTTGAATGCCATATCAAACACCTCATCAGTAGAATAGATAGCCATATTTTATCCACCCTTTCATTTTATAGTATACATCGTTTTTATTTATAATGCAAACTAGACAAACAGGACAAACTAGAAATCAGTTTGTCCAGTTACTAGATATTTTAATTCCTGTAGATCAGCGTTGCTAATGCGGTTAGCAGAGTGAGCAGCAGCCAGATCAAAACAAACAGGATTAAATATTTATCGAATTTTGACATAGATCATATACCATTTTGTTTGCTATTGCCCGAATGACGGGTACCGCAACTGAGTTTCCAAACTGCTTGTACGCCTGCGTATCGGAAACAGGTATCTTGAAAGTATCCGGGAATCCCTGCAATCTTGCACATTCACGGGGGGTAAGTTTCCGGGGGTTCCTGCCGTCCTGCTTAATCAGGATTTCCGAACCGTCTTTATAGTAACGAGCAGTAAGTGTATTGACGTATGGAGCATCAGGATTAAAAAGGGAATAGCCAAAACCGTTTCCTTTTTTCCTGTGTTCTTCTTTTCGTCTCACGGTTCCCGACCACAGCTTATCAGACAGGGTGTATTTTTCCGGTACTTCTGTTTCCAGGATATCAGCAAGTTTCGTTTCCTGATATTCCGGATCAGGGAAATCAAAAGGCGGCTGACTGTAATATCCAGTGATATAGATACGTTCCCTGTTTTGCGGAACACCGAAATCTTTTGCACTGTAGATTCTGTAGCTTACACTGTACCCTAGATTTCTCAGTCTGCTGATAATGGTTTGCAGTGTCCTGCCGTGATCATGTGTTTCAAGAGCTTTCACATTTTCAAGCAGGAACGCTGCGGGTCTTTTATCTTTTAAAATCCTTTCGATTTCAAAGAACATGGTACCCCGTGTGTCCGCAAACCCCAGCTGTTTCCCCGCCTGTGAAAACGGCTGACAGGGAAAGCCAGCCAGAAGTATATCAAAGTCCGGAATATCTGCTGTATCTATCTTTGTTATATCACCGGAGGGTGTTTCATTGAAGTTTTCAAAGTAAGTCTGACAGGCGAATTTATCAATCTCAGAGGAAAATACACAGTCAAGACCGAGTTCTTCAAACGGGAGTCTGATTCCACCGATACCTGCAAACAGATCAATGAATCTAAGCATAGCAGTATTTTTCCTTTCTATATATTAATCGTTACCAAAAGTCCATGGAATGAAAACTTCCGACCAGTCGTAAAACTGAAAGTCCATCGCACTTTCCATCGGACAGTTGTTATGCATCCTGCATTGAAAGCAGTCCGCATCGCTCATTGGAACCAAACAGATATCATTCAGCTCATTGATGGTCATTTCACCGACACAGCGTTTAGTATCTGATTTCGCTGCCTTCATCTGTCCACCCCGCAGAAATCAGGAACGTCTTTTCTTCCTCACTGGCTGTAAGCATATGGGAACCGTCATTTTTGTTGTAGAGTCTGTAGACCGGACGGTCACCCGAGGACTGAAAAGCGATTCCATCAACCTTATAGCCGATTCCTTTCAGCACATCCTTTTCTTTTTCTAAACAGAAATGGTGAGTACCGGTGTTGGGGTTGGTAACCCGGTATACATCATCACCGGATTCAGGACTTACCCATGCGATATCCTCATACGTCCAGCCGTGATCAATCAGATTTTGCGCTTCATCCAAATCTTTGGTGAAAATATGATCACCGTTATTAGAATTATAGCACCGGTATAAAGAATTGTCCGCTGCTTTTTCAATTTTAACAGGTGTAAAAGGATTCATAGCAGCTTTAACATCTGATTCAAACTGCCCGGATTCAATCTTTTCAGAAAGCCACCATTCCGGACAGGATGTAGACGCAAACATTTTGTGCATGGTAATGGTTCCGTTTTGTGTACCGTCATAATGCGGATCAATTCCGTATCTTTTACAAATATCAGCGGACAGATTGACAAGAGCATTGTATGCAGCATCCGAAATTTCCCAGTTGGTATTCTTGTCGGAAACTTCAATTGTAATTGCCCGGTTGTCGTTCCACTCAGATGCACTAGTCCATGCCCGGTATTCCTCAGGGACAGACTGTCCGATAGAGCCGTCATTGCCAATCACATAATTGGAGCTTGCCTGCCGGTCTGTGCTTGCAAAGTAGTCACAGCCTGCTTTTGCGGTAACCACCCCTGCCCAATGGTGCGGGGTAATTTTAGTAACCGTTTGCGTTCTCTGTCCGCTGTGGTTGTTGGTATAATTTACATAAGTAGTAAGATTGCTTTTCACCAATTAAATCACCTTCTTAAAGTTTGCTTGCTTTTTCAGCAAGAAATGTGTTAATATCAGAAATACATTTTTGCATTTCGTCAATATTCGTCCCCGATACAGCGTGCTTAAGCAGGCTGTTAATGCTGGTCAAAGTAATAGCGTTGATTTCCTGCTGTTTAGCCAGTGCTGTATAATCGGTTTCCAGTTTCTTCTCTAACTCAGAAATGCGGTCTTGCAGTTCAATAATATCACTTTTAATCTGCGTGATTTTTTCACCATAAAATTTCTGATAGAAACTGTAGATTGTAGCAATTGCACCGCAGACACCGGCTATCAGCAATAGCAGCTGATATGCGTCCATTTCTATTCCTTTGGCTCTGTATAGGACAAAGCATTTTCCGAATCACTTACCCCTTTTGTTGTGGGGTCATAGACTGCGTTCCAAATGTTCCAAATGCAAAGCCCGAGAAGATAGGGGTTGGTAAAGATATTGACAATCAAATCTTTGACACTTCCCCAGGTAGTCAAATCCTGTGCAGTCAAAGACAGATAGGAAAGAGCAGTAAGCAGAATCGTTCCGAGAACGTTCACCCAGAAGACAGGGTTTTTCAGTCTGACTTGTAAATTGATTTTCATTACACATCATCCTTTCCTACCTGATATTATATCATTCTCATATTGCGCAATTCAAACCAGCCATCAACCAGAACTATCCCGCCTTGCATTCTTTTGGGCATAAGCTTTGACGGAACCCGCAGCCCCTCTTTAAAATCTTCAAGCTTTAACGGGGTATTGATAAAATCAAGCTCATTCTGATTCCGGCATTCAATCGGATCACCGGTAAGAGCAGCATTAACTAATTCCTTGCAGCGTTGATTCATTCCTGCACATTTAATATCATATTCAGGTGTACAGGGCTTTCCGTCTTTCTTGACAAGATGCTCAATATAGGTCTTCTGTCTTGTAAATATCGCAAAATCCCATTCCGTTTCTATGCACCAGTGACAAAAATCTGTAGGATGAACAGGAACGCCGATTAGTTCATCCGGACGGCATGTGCAGTGAATGGAGTCTGTATCCGCATAGCAGAAAGATTTATAATTTTTCTGTGCAGCACGGATCGTGAAATTTCGAGCATAGCTTGTAATAGCGGAACCGCAGGCAATATAGCCTGTTTCCTTGTCGTGCTGTTCTACAGTTCGAAAAGCTACTACACCATCTTCTCTGAGATAAGGATATTTAAAGCTTGAATCATCCGAGCTTGCCATCTTACCGTACAGGTTGTTTAAAAACAGTTTGGCAATAGTCCTCAGCCCCTTATTCTCATTGTTTTCAATTTTCATCTTTCGATACTTGTCAATGTATGTATCAAAGATACCGATTTCCGTATGGAACCATACACCACGTATTGGTTTATAATTGACCACCTCATAATGTTCAAAGAAAAGTTCTAAATCTGTTTTAGTAAATACAAGGTTGACTTTCCCCCGGGAATCATGCAGCATTGCATTTGGTCTGTAGCGGGGGTCACGTTTAATCTGCACAAAAGGGAGATACCCGTCTTTTAAATGAAATTCACACTCAAATTCCTGAAAATAGTATCCGTTGCATTTCAGGCATTCTTTAGGTACTGCACCCTCATACACAAACCCCTCACCGATAGGGTAGTAATTTCCTGACTGACTGCTCATCATAGAGGGGTACAATGAATTAACATCCGCTGTACAGCCAGCCTGTCTTTCTTTCCGTTGGATATCTTCTTTTACATAACACCACCCGCCACGGTAGGAACGTCTTATGAATTGATCAAAGTTTAGAGTTCCTGCTTCATCAAATGATACACCAGAAAGCGAGGGGAAATACGTTTCAAAATCTATATGGTCTGTTCCGGAAAGCAGTTTCTTATACTCTGTCATGCAGCACGAGCCGATTGTCATTTTATCATGCCCGGCATCGAACATATACTGCAAGGCTTCTTTAACCACTAGCACATCATTTGCAATATATTCTTTTTCTTCATCTGTTATAATACCGTTTGGCTGTCTGTACCCGGTATACTCAATGCTTGTCTTTCTGTGCTTTGTCTGAAAACTGTTTCCCATATTCTTAACAGACATGGGAATCAGTTTCAAACTGTCAATAAATTTAATAATATGCTTTCCCGAGCAGACAGTACAGGAATAAAACTGACCCATATCAGAAATCAATGTTGTAAACTGTTTGTCCTCTAGTTCCCAGGTTGGCATGTAATCCATTACGGTGCCGTCAAAATCGGAAACAAGACCGGGTTCAAAACCGTGATTCAAAAGCCAGTCCAGGATGAAAGCCCCGTCAAATTTCAGGTTGTGGAAATATACCGTTACATTACAGGGAATGGAATCTAAAAAGTCAAACATTTTATCTATGCTGTTCCATACGTAAACATCTTCTGTTCCCATTTCAACCAGTGCACTTGCCCAAACGTCTGTCCGTGTCTGTCCTTCATAGACAGTAGTTTCAAAATCACCTACAAAATACCGTACCTCAGCCTTTTTCTTTTTTCTTGACATAGCATATTTTCCACCTTTACTCAATAGTCCCCTTTTAGATTTTGGTTGGCAGCGTGCTGCATTTCAAGATCAGTAAGCCTGTCACTCATTCTATCCATTTCGTCCGAACCGAGATTCAACCGTGCACCGAGCAGTTCCAGCCATATTAAAGCCTGTCTCTCATTGTACTTGACAGCGTTTCCAACGTCTATACCGTCTGCCTCCATTTGTACAATAGCCTCTGCAACAACAACATCACCGTATTTTTTACACAGGTTGACAATCTCATGCTGTAAGAGATCAAAGCCTTCCATGGTAGATGCGGCATTTCCTGCTTCTATTTTGCCTTCTGTAACAAAATCAATATCACCGGTGTATTCTTGACCGTTAATCATGCTGTAAAAATCTTCAGGTGTCATACCTTCTCCAAAAATGTTGGTATTGACAATTACTTCAGAAGACGGCATTTCAATACCACCGAATTTTTCAGGCAGTAAAACCTTGTTTTTAGATACAAGCCTTTTAGCAAGCTGTGTCCGTCTGCCTTTTTCACCGGCTATTTCTCTTTGCCTTTGGACTTCCTGAGCACGGGTTATAGAATTTCCCTGAGATGAAGTCTTTATGGCATATTGGTTGATCACCGAACCTTTTACGTTTTTCAGGTTTTGAATATCCTGCTTTGTGATTCTGCCGGATTTGCTTTTCAATGCAGGAATAAAATCACTTGCAGTAACATTGACAGTAAAACCCTGTTTCTTTGCACGTCTCACAGCATCTTTGATACGTCTTTCAGCGAGCTTGTACTCTTTCTGATAGGCTTTCTGATTTGCAGTTAATCTCTTTTTTGCCATTTCTTTATAACCCCCGTAAACAGATAATATCACGTTTTCGCCTTTACTGACAGACCTTTTTCAAAAATAAAACGGGAACCTGCGTTCCCGTTGTTGAGGGGTTAAATTGTTCTGATGCAATAAATAATAAGAATTAAAGGGGTACTTCTGATTATGGATTTTTAGTTGCTTTGGTTTTATGCTGTCTGTTTGTTAGAATGGTAAAGAGTCATCATCAGGGGTGGACGCTGTAGAATTCTGACCGAGAAGTGTTACAGAGTTCACGTTTACTTCTGTGGTATAAACTGTTCGTCCGTCTTTTTCGTAAGAATCAGTCAAGATCGCACCGGATACACCAATCTGTGTACCTTTTTGGGTAAACTTCTTGACAAGTTCTGCTGTTTTATTCCAGGCTGTGCAGCGAATGAAATCCGTTTTTTCTTTATTGCGGTTCACTGCAAGAGTGAATGTGACAGCGGACTTGTCATTTTTGAACTTTTTCAGTTCAGGGTCTTTGGTCAAACGACCAATCAGGTTTACACTGTTCATAGTAGTTCACATCCTTTCTATGGTTTTATTATAAGCACACTTCTTGCTTTTGGCAATCATTATTTTGATTCTTTTTTAAATTTTTCATATTGATCATCAATACAGAGAAATTCTAACATATAATACATTCCAAGAGTGAAAGCCTGCTGATACGGGGTATCACAGCAGGTAGTTTCACGCCTTTTCATTTCTTCAAAGAGTTCCTTGCAAAATGGAGCTTTGATCACACATTTTCCGGATTCTGCTTTCATTTTAAAACCCCGGTGTTGAGAAATGCTGTAAACAGGGTTCCGGCATATTCCGCAATAAGAATGCTTGCAGTCATACAGAAAGCCATCATTGCAGCAGCTTTTCCAAATGAAACAGATTTATTTCTTTCGGAATAGAAGTAATTGATATAGACTGCCATGATTCCGACCAGCAGAATACACAGCAAATTACAGCTAATGAAAATCATAAAATCCTTTCTTTAGTCATTGTACCAGGCATAGTGCTTTCCGTTGACCCGGGTTCCACGCCAGATTCCGGTGTTGATTCTTGAGCGTTCAACACCTGCGTCTTCTGCTGCTTCTGCGGTGGATTTATAGGTTTTGCCTGTTTCAATACAGATAACCGGGGAGTTGTGAGGTACAAAACGTACCGCTTTATCCCTGAAATCTGCTGTGTCTTCCCCTACATAAGCAAGCGTTACACCGGGTTCGATTCTGATATGCTGTCTGATATCTTTTCTGAGAGTGTCGATCGAAATATCCATTTCTTTAGCAGCTTCTACAACACCCCCTTCAAAGACTTTTCCGGTTTCGACCCAGATTACCGGCTTAGATTTTCTGCCTTTCGGCTTTGTCCGTGAACCCGGTTCCACGTGCCCGTATAGTTCCATGTTGGCTTCATCGGCAATCTGTTTGGCGAAATCAAAATCATCAACCGAACATTTTCTTGTTCCGTCCGGACGGGTTACAACATAAGACCACCCGTAAGTTTCTACTGTATAATATTTTGTATCTATCATATTGTATCACGCTTTCATTTATTCGGGCTTTTTATTGCACGGGTACATTTCCTGACAGTATCCCCATTTCACACAGAGAGGTTTAAGCACCCCTGTAAATTCAGGATTGTGTTCTAATACTAATTCCGTGATTCTGTTCATCACTTCTCTTGCTTCAGGTGTTGCCTGTCTGCACAGTCTTTTTTCGCAGATAGTAATTAAAGATTCTGCGTTCATATCCCAGATCATGTCCACAGGGCTTTCCTGTGGCTTTTGCCCACGGGGTATGCTATTATGTGTTCGGTCATCCCGTTGAGATTTGATATAGCACTCAACCCCTACTTTATGAGTACGAAGTTCACATGCGACCCAGTAAGGGATTTTTTCTAAACGGAATGAAAAAGGCAAGTGTCTGATAGGGGAATGACGGCTTTTCAAAAGCCTGCACTTCCATTCAAAATCGGGTTCTTTTAATACGTCTTTTCCAATTGTCACAAGGCATCGAACTTTTGTATCATACCAGTCCTTTTCGGATGGATGATTAAGCATGGTAATTTTTAAATCATCGAGCATGATAAGCCATCCTTCTATCTAAATTGCGAAGATGATGTTTATAGCGATTCAACACGTCATCAAACTGTTTAGCATTGGTTCCTTTAACGGTATACTTGCCGGCAGCATTTAAACTTTCATACAGACCGGAATAATCTGTTTTATCATCCCCGTATGAAACATTTTCAAACATCCACTCTAAAATGCTGTTAAAAAGGGGCATTGAGAATCCCTGCATAAAAGCCGCATGGGCAATACGGGTTCTATTGCCCCCTTTTTCGTTTTCCAAGTAGAAGTACCCCAGCATTCCGGGGTACTTGTGATCATGGATTTCACAGAGCGTGAATCTGCTTGTTTCAGATTCTCTTGCTTTGATGTAGATGCTCATTTGTTTTTGCTTCTTTCTGCATCAAAGCCGTCCGGATATCTCTTTTGCAGTTTCATCACATTTGCCTGCATTACATCATTTAATGTTACACCGCAGGCTTCACAGATTTCAGCAGCCATCCACAGAACATCACCGAGTTCCAGAAGAAATTCCCGTCTTTTCTGTTTGTCGGTCAGCGGGCTTTCATGACCCTGATAGATTTTCTGAATAAAGCTTGCACATTCCCCGGCTTCTGAGGTAAGACCGGTTACAGCGTGGAGCAGTCTTTGGCTGCTGTCCAGATTCGGGTTGGCAGTGCGCATAGCCTGCTTTTGATAGTCGTTTGCATTGTACATAGCAGTACCTTTCCTTTCTTTTAAATCTTGTACGTTTCGTTTCGCAGTTTATCCAGTTCACCGGATTTCCACTCATTGGTAAGCCAGCTGATATAATTTTCAATACCGGCAAAGCTGCAATTGATCACTTCATCTTTCAGCGCAGCAGCGGATTCACGGATTTTTTCAGCTTCTTTTTCAGAACCGGAAATTTCCATTAAATCAGCTTTAACCATATCTTCATCGCATTTTTGAAGAAACAGACTTTCCAATGCGGGGATACAGATAGACCAGGTGTTTCCATCTTCATCTGCAATCATATTCATTGCCCCTTTCAAGCTATTCTATTGATGAAATATTAGAAACCATTTCATCTGTATTCATTATATTTAGAACGTTAATCCACGTCAATACTTTTTTCAATTAATAAGCAAAATAAAAACAGGCGTATAGCCTGTTCCCGTGTCTTTTGGTCATCGCAAGCGGGTTGCAAAGCCGATTGATTAGACAGTCCGAGTCAACGGTTGCACTCTGTCCAATGCCAAACGATGAAAACAGCAGATCACTAATAAGATACTAACATCATAAAAGCGTTTTGACAAGCAAGATTTTGGAACCGGACGCTGCCCACGTTATAATAGGTTCTCATCGCTTTGATCAGCGGGGTGTATTGGTTCTTCATTGTGGTGTTTCTGTCGTGGTCGGTCAAAGAAACGGATATAGTAATAGGGTAGGTGTTATCGCTTGTTTTTGTAATATACAGCAAAGCATCTGTTCCCCGTCTGACTGCATAGTATTCATTTTCACATTTGATTGTACAGAAATAGGAAGTTTTAATGCCGTCAGGAATCTGTTCAATAAATGCGAGCTTATCATTTAAATAGATCATTTGACTTGCATAATCAAGATATTTTTCACCGTTGAATGCCCGGGAAATTCCGGAATCCTGCAAAGCCTGACTGGCTGATTCATTGAAAGTCTGTTCCAAAACTACACCGTGACCCCGCAAAAATTTAGTATTTGAGCGCAGTCTTTCCCCGAGATGTAATGCTGTAAAATAGGGATTGATCAGCGATACGGTATTGCTTGCCATAATGACCGGCAGGTACCTTACCTGCTGTCCGTTACCACGGGCAAGAGATTTATGAACCGAAAGAAATTTAGAAATCTCATTGTCGCAGTAATGGTTTGTTTCAGATTGAAACTCATCAAAGAAAAGGGTTGCTGTATCTGAAAGCAAATGGGATGACCGCTTTAATTTATCCGCATTGTTCAGTGCCAGGGCATACCCGCAGGGCATATCAGCTTCTTTATCATCGGGATCAGCATCAGCTTTTCGTAAATATAAATAGGTAAAACCGCTTGCCTTGTCGTTTTTGCTTGTCATCACATAATCAGGAAAGCAGACAGAGCCAACGTCTTTGAAAATCTTGTCCGCAACATTGTTAAGCTCATAGTCAAAGCGATAGATAACGCCGAATTTTTCATTGTGTTTCAAAAAGCGATCTACAAGGTATTTTGTAAAAAAGAAAGTTTTACCTGCGGAACGGTTTCCGCATACCATATATAATTCCGGTTTGTTCCCGTCCAAATCTTTCATGTTTAGCAGCTTATAGCCGCTGTAAAATTTAACTGCCATAGTATAATCACCCTTTCAAAAAGAAAATGCGTGCACATTTTAAGCACACGCATTTTAGAAAGGTGGAAAAATACTACTATGCTGTGCTTTAGTAGCACACTAACAGTGTAGTATATCACCTTTAATTTGTCAAATCTGTTGATTTCTTGTTGTTGACCGTTCTCATCCAAACATAGAGCCTTTGTGCAATATCAGTTTCCATTTCATAATTTGCAGGGTTTCTGTCTTTTTGATTGATAAACCACCACGCATAGGAATAGAGCCTGTCATCGCTTGAGTAAAAGATATCAGGGGCAAGAAGTTCAGGATACCTGACGTGCATTTCATCAGCGATCACCTGCTTCTGCTTTTCGCTTGTAAAAGCCCGGTCTATTGCATCGCATACATCCATGTATGCCCGTTCATGCAGCGTATTGTCCTCATAGACAAAACGCTGAATCAGGTCTTTAATATTATAGTCTTCTTGATAGGAAACTTCAACATTTTCAAACAGAGCGATCAGCCAGTCCGTAATTTCTACCGTTATTGCCTGCAAACAGGCTTCTTTTAAACCCGTCTTCTTAAGTGTATGTGCTATACTGTCGATATGGTTACTTAACATAGTCCATCAGTTCCTCAATCAAATCTTTGATTTCTACTGATTCACCTGCAATTTCATGGAGCATATCTTCTAAGGACATTTGCTGCACAATGACTTTCTCATACCAGTCCTGCACAATTTCTGTTGCTTCTTCAAAATCAGCCGGGAAATAACCGCCGCACAGTTCTTTAGCTGCACCCATCAGCAGGATGATTTTATCGTCTTCATCCATTTCTTCCATCTTGCCAGCATGATTGTAATTTGCTATCACATCCGAGCATACGGCAAGGTTATCAGCAATACACATGGCTTTTTCTTCTTCTGTATCAAAAGCAGAGGGCAGAACCAGTTCGATATCTTTTGTTGCATTTTGATGGATCACGGTGTTAAAATAGACAGTTCTTTCAATCACTTCATCCATGGTTTCACCGTCCTGTAGTTGAAAACCGCCTTCTGTAAGAGCCATAATGAAATTCTGCGATTCATATTCAGTTGCAAGGATGCACGCCTGACGCAGACCGCCTTCTGCGAGAGTCATTTGAAGTGTTGTTAAAAATAAAGAATACATAGTTGATTTTACCTTTCTATTCGTTTGTGGTTAATCGGATTGAACGAAATCATCCGATTCAAGCAGGTTCGTTTCCCACTCATACGGGGCACCGTAATGGGAATGACGAATACCGCAGGAGCCGGTATACCCGGACAGCGGACAGTCTGTGCACTTGATTTTCAAGCAGGCTTTTTCAAGAGCCTTGCAGGCAGTATACACGGCTATCCGCTCAGAGTCATCTGTTTTCATAATAATCACCGCCTTTTGCTTTTTACACATGTATCATATCAGACTGATAGTTTAAATGTAAAGAATTTATTTTACTGAAAGCTGCTTTGACATTCATATTTTACATGTTATGATAGATATGTAAGTACTTACATATAATAAAATTTCAGACAGAAAGGACAGTGAAATGGATAACCTTAATTTGGCAGATATCGCCGCTGTGTGCAAAGACCAGGACGGGTTAGGCGGTGGAAACTGGCTGGCAATGATTTTCCTGTTTGCCCTCATTTTCGGGTTTGGAGGGTTTGGAGGAAACCGTGCAGCACCTGCACCCGAGACAGCAGGATATGCTAGAAACGTTCTGACAGAAAATGAGTTCCAGAACGGAATGAACTATCAGTCATTGCAGAATCAGATCGGCAGAAGTTCCGATTTTTCAGCCCAGGCATATACAGGACTGCAAAACGGTCTGTGCAACATCGGATACGAAAACCTGCAAAACGCTTATAATATCACATCTGCGATCAATACCACAGGCAATGGACTTGCCACAGCAATTGACGGAGTGAAATATGCAGGAGCTATGAATACAGCGGGCATTATTGAAAATGCACAGTGCAACACCCAGAAAATTCTTGACGCAATTCAGGGCAACAGAATTGCGGATATGCAGAACCAGATCAACATGCTGCAAATTCAAAATGCCATGTGCGGTGTAATCCGCTATCCGTCCGCAGTTACCTACAATGCGGGGAGTTTCCCGTGCAACTGCACAACAACCACAGCATCTTAATAAATTATCAGTGAAGACGGTTTTAATAACCGTCTTTTTGTTATATAATATAAGCAGAAAGGCAAGGGAAAATCAATGATTAAACTTGATAAAATGCTGAAACCTGCTTTAAAAGCACTTGACGACAGACATGCAGGAAACGTACAGGATTTCTACTGCTATTTCGAAAACGGAAACTGCGAGCTGATTTTCAATTTGAAACACCCCGGTTCCGAGGAAAACACCGTTGCTTTTGTGGAAGTTGGCAAGCACGGAACAATTACTTACATCAACATTATGGACGGCAAACACATGCACGCCACCATTAGAAAGGGTTAATATTGACAAGATATAAACCGATGGACTACTTCTTGCAGGATCAAAACCCGATTGACGGCACAATCAACGGTGTACAGTCAACGGATATCTACAATGAAGTTGATACCTTTCTTGAAACGGTCAATGAACTGAAAGAAG